GCGTCAAGGAAGGCTTGTATCTCCGCTGTAGTACACCATAAGTATGTATATTCAATCGTTGGTTCCGGTTCAGGTTCGCCCATTATCTAGCTCCTCGTCCCATAAGCGGCATATTTTGCCGCATCCTTAAAACGCTTTAACGCCTCATCTGCCTGCTGTCTCAAAGTATTAGACGTCTCCTTTGCCGAAGAATATTTGATAGTCGTTGACGCCCCTGTGCTATCCTGATCAGTTATGCTCTCCGCAACGCGCTCAGAACTATTTGCCGCTTCCACCGATACCGCGCTTGCCTTGTTGTTCAAGGCGAGATACTCGACATAATCGGCAATCGCCTCTAAGCCCATATCGTCAATCGTTGCCATCGTTTGCAATAACGTATACTCAATATCGAACCTTGAATAAGACGTAGTTCTCTTGCTAACCGATAAAGCCAATGGATTATCATAATACACAGTATCAAGAAGCGCGGCATAAGACGGCTCCATTATGCGTCCCAAGCGGATTTTATCGCCTTCGCCCTGATCCTCGATAGTGAACTCTATCGCCTTCCGGGAATAGCTGTCAACTATCCTGATAATACTGATAGCATCATCAGGATAGTCATACAAGCCATCGGCAATGTCATTATCCGCGCTTACTTTACGCTTCGGAAAGGATATGCTATAAGCGCGCAAGGCAATATCTATGTATGAGCCAATAACGCTAACGCCCAACCTTGCTTGCAATTCATCAATAAAATCAGCTTTACTTAAAGAAGACATATTATCACCTTCACGCTATCGCTACCGATGCGTTATCCGAAAACGGTATATACTCGCATATTATCTCTATCGCGCCGTCAACAATATCATCCGTCCCAACGTCTAATATCACATCTTCGCCATTGATAAAATACCATGGCGCAACGCTCTCTAATTCAATAGTAGCGTCTGGAGAGGCGTCATGCCATATCTCGTCCTCATCAATATTCTCAGCAGTTGTCAACGCGATAAATGCCGTCTCACTGCCGCTAACGCCCATGCTGATCGTCGCGCCTCCAGGGTCGTTATCCGAAACTAAATCATCAGTACAGCGCGCAATAAACCTCGCCTTGACTAAGCCAGTAATATTGAATACGTCAACTGCGCCCACCTCGCCGCTTCCTGTATCGCCATCAAAGATAATTGTCTTCTTAGCTAAATAACTGCTAACGTCCAATTTCTCAAATAATTGCATTTAGCTAACACCTCGCTTTATTGTTACGATACAGGCGTCACATCGCCATCAGCCGTCAAAGGCGTCCACTCAACGCAAAACTCTATCGTCCCATCGGTAATGTTACGGGTAGTAATTGTCTGGATAACATTCTGCCCATCGCCAAGTATATATTCTGTCGCGACAGATTCGAGTTCCACTTTAGCGTCTGGAGAGGCGTCATGCCATATCTCGCCCTCGTCTATAGCGGCTGATGTAGTCGTGGCTATCAGCGCATCGGTTGTCCCGACTATGCCAACCTCAGTTGTGCCATCACCCTCGCCTTCTATTAAATCATCCGTACAGATAGCGTATAGCTTCAACTTAACGCCGCCGGTTACGGTAAATAAAGGCACAACAACGCCTGCCTGACCGTTCCCTGACGAGCCGTCATAATCAACCTTTTTCTTTGCCAGCTTCGGCAGTTGCGCCGCTAAAACAATATCAATCAAATCCTTGACTGAATTATTCTCATCCACGCCAAGAGCTTGGAAGATGTCGCCCTGTGGATCCGCGTCGCCATCAAACGCGCCTAATAAGTCAACTATTGAGTTATTTTCGTCAACGCCAAGCGCTTGGAATATATCGCCCTGTGGATCGGCTCCACCGTCAAACGCACCTAACAAGTCAACAAGCGATAAATTCTCTCCAATCGCCGCTCCTGTGCCATTATTAACCGCCTCGACTATCTGTCGCAAAAGCATCACGATTGTCGACACATCAACGGTATCGCTTGCCGCATCCGTTAAGCCGCCTACCACCGCGTCTCTAGCAATTCCTTCTGTGACTAGCTGTTTAGCATAAGCCATCAACAGTTTTTCATCGCCAACCGCGCCGCTTGCCGCGGCGGTGTCTTTCAAGCCAATCACCGCGTCCCTGGCGATTCCTTCAGTCACAATTTGCTTGATATAAGCCATCAATAGCTTCTCATCGCTAATCGCCCCGGTTGCCGCGGCAGTGTCTTTTAACCCAATAACGCCATCTCTGGCAATGCCTTCGGTGACTAATTGCTTGATATAGCCCATAATAAGGTCTTCATCAGTAACCGCTCCGGTTGCCGCGGCAGTATCTTTTAACCCAATAACGCCATCCCTAGCGATGCTTTCGGTCACAATTTGCTTGATATAAGCCATCAATAGCTTCTCATCGCTAATCGCGCCAGTTGCCGCCGCGGTATTCTTCGCGCCGATAACCGCGTCTCTGGCGATGCCTTCGGTGACTAACTGCTTCAGATAAGCCATCATCGTCTTATTCGTGCCAACTGCGCCAGTCGCCGCCGCAACGTTTAGCGCGCCTAGAATAGCCGTTACTGCCCCGCCTTCATATACTCCGACAGTATCGAGAATTTGACGCTGTAACGCAATCAATGACGCCCCAGCGGCTGCGGATGCCGCATCGTCACGTGAACCGATAGCGTCCTGATATTCTACTGTATCCTTTAACTTAGCCATTTATCTTTCCTCCAAGAACGCTAATGGATGTATATTTACACCCATTAGCGATTATTGTTATATACACAGTTACGCTATTCTATTATAAACTCGCTAAATCTGTGATGCCAACCAGCGAGAACTGCGCCGGCACAGGCACATCAACAGCCGTAAAGCCGTTATACTTGTAATACTTGCTCGTAGTCGTTGTGTCTTCAACAGGTCCAGAAACCATTGGCGGAGTATGCACGCCGAAGATTACCGCGCCTTTAGCCCCAACGATAACCCAGTGATCAGGCGCCCAGCCCGATCTGTCCATCGGCAAGCCGTCATAAGTGATAACATTAGTCAACGCGTCCTTGACGCTTCCTTGCTGTGACATCGAGGCGTTAAACTGCGGACCCTTAGAAATCAAGTCCTCAACCGTTATGCCCGCAACGGCAAAATCTGGATCATAATGCCGCTTGCGAATCAATACCTTTGCCTGCCCGATCATCTGTTGCAAGTTCAAGAGCCAGTCATATAGCGTCACGGTTCCCGCTCCGCCTGTCACGCTCCAGAATTTAGCGTTATTCGTATATGAATATTTAGCCTTCACATCGTCAGTTGAGACAGCCGAAACACCCGCTGCGGTCAATGTCACCGACCCATCGGCAAAATTGATTGTGTAATGCGTCCCATAAGTCAGCACAGTCGGAGTACCTCCATGACCGATTTCAATCTTTTGCAATACATTCCCCGATGTCGTGCCAAACAGATTCAGGAGCTTCGCGTCATCCGGGTTGCCATTGCCGTCATAATGCTTATATGGCTCATACTTTATCCAGCCCTGATTGACTGACTGATATTCAGCCGTAGCGCCTACTTTAGTCAGCGTTTCCCACGACGAGACCTCACTAGCATCATAGCCCTGCGTTCTAGCGATCACAAATTCGTATATGTACTGATCCGTTATTTGCGCCCCTAGCTTCGCCATAGACGCGACTGACATCACCACCGGATCAATAACGCTATTTTTCGCTGTAGCGATAGCCTTTGTCGTTATCATCGTCCTGAAGCCTTTCTCAGTGGCAACTATCGGATAGCCCACGGTGGTTGACCCAACCATTGTGAGCGTCCCATCCTCAGTTGGCTGGAATAATGCCAGATTGGTATGAACATTGCTCTCGATTGTCGGCACATACGATTCTATCAGCACAAAATCCAGCAATGCCTTCATGTTCACTACATTGCAGAACTTCATCGCCGTCAATCGTCTCAATGCCGCTGGTATCACAACAGCGTTGATTGTCGCAATCCGCGCGCCTATATCATCCTGCTTGAATTCCTCGTTTGCTTCCAGCATCAGCTTCTCATGATTGTCCTTGTAATACTTATTCATTATCTCATTGATAACGCTCTGTCCATGATGGTCGTCAGGGAGTTTCCAGTATTTATTGTACGGGTCAATCGCGCGTTCAACGTCTTTCTCTAGCCGTTTGATTTGCTCCATGCCGGGAACATTCTCATTTATCACCTCGACATTTGTTATCCCGTTGCCAGTACCCTTTTTCGGATAGCCCGTCTCGCGGAGCTTAGAAGCCGCAATCAGCCTATCAAGCTGGTTGATCTCGTTTTTGAGCGATTCCAGAATCGTAGCAGTGATGCTTTCTGGCTTGCTCATATCAACTTTCGGATATACAACCTCAAAATCTACGCTCTCCAGCAAGACCTTCTTTTCGGCTTCGGAGAATCGCTTATAATCCTCTTTCGTTAGTTCCTCAGTCATCAGCCTCGTGCCAGTTGTGATGAGTTCCGTCATCTGCTCTTTACGAGTCAAACGGTTGAGCTTCTCTGTTGCATCATTAAACTTCTGTTGCATCTCAAGGATTAGCTTGTTGCCATCTGACTCTTCTTTCTTCTCCTGCTTTGGCTCAACCTTCGGCTCTTCAACCTTTGGCGGTTCAGCTTGCGCATTTTTTAGTTCATCAATCATAGTCATAAATTCAGTCTTTTGCGCGCCCAAAAGCGCGGTTACTTCATCTTCGGTCAATACCTTTTTGTCTGCCATCTCGTTTTCCTCCATTAATAGCTCAAATTGTGCGTCCTTAACGCCCTGTTCGTTGGGAGCGGTAAAGTCCCATTTCTTGATTCGTAGCCAGTCAACAACTTCCTTGACAGCCCCTGTTGATTCGTTTTTAACATAATGCGACTTACCAGTCGCCCTCTGACTTATTCCTAACTTTGCGCCCGACTTCGCTAATGTCTTAGACAATCCAAACATCGTCTTACCAGCCTCAGTCGGCACAAACTTTATGTCCTCAAGTATTATCTGCCCGTCATCGGTGCGTTCAACTTTATTGATGATTGCCGCCGTCTTCTCCAAATCCGTCACCATATTGCCATCTCTAGGATGCTGTATCTCCATCAAAATCGGCAATCGGCTCTTTACGTCATCAATAGCCTCCTTCATTACCTGCGGCGGATATTCGCGATTATTACCCGAATGTTCTTGCTTGAAAATTGCCTTGCTAGAATAATTCTCTAATTCGTCAGCTTCCTCTTCCTTCTTCTCTAATATGAACGAAATATCAATCGTCTCATTCATATCAACCGATTCATTCAAAGATACCATAGCGGCTCTTTCGCGCATCTCATTTTTGACTTTTATAACCGCATTCACTTCAACTTGCTTTATATCTGAGAACTCCACCTCGCCTTCTTTATTTGTCTTCCATTTAGCTTGATAATATTTGCGCTCTCCATCACCCCATTTATAGACTATTATAGAATCATCAAAAGTAGCCTCAACGCTTACATATTCATTATCCCGCAACATGCCAAAGGGATTATTTTTATCAATAGCGTCTTTGATTTTGTTTAACATAGATTCAATACTATTTGGAATCGTGGCATATATTTCATTTTTGTCCAATTTGCCTTTTTTCGCCATATCGTTCACCTCGTTTGTGTCTTTTGTGTCCTCAGCTTCCTCAAATTTGATATACTTAATCTTATTCCGTTTCATCCACTCTTTTGCCGCCGAAGCGGTATATTTGTCCTTTGCGAATCTATAAGCCTGCGTTACAAGAGCCGTCCCACCGCTTTTCAGCTTGCCGGCGATTATCGTGATCCCAGCAGCGATTTGCTTCGTGATGAATGACGTCTTAATAAATCCCTCCGGCTCTCTAATCCGAGCCGCATGTTGATTCGGGTATGGCATATCAAATCCCTCTCAGTTCGCCGACATACAAATCACTAACCCTAAGCAGACATTTGCAGTTCGTCCCGCATTGCGTAAGATGAAAGCCCTCGCCCGGATAGCCGGGCAACGTCTCTTTCGTATAGGGAGAATTAGATTGATATATCGGGCATGTAGTGCAATGCTCCGCAGGTTGCATCACCCAGTCAATTAATACGTCATCCGGCCACGCGTTCACCTGACCTGCCTCAAACATTGCCGACCCGCGTTCGGCATATAAATCCGCTCTAGCCTCGATATACGATGTCAGTTCCTTGCCAGTCGCCTGCTTGGTGCGGATATAATCAGCGAAATTATTCAGATATTGACGTTGGCTCTCCGTCTGCTTCCTGATCAACTCGCGCTCCCAGTCAGCCAAATCCGTTACGTTCTTGCCCTCGCGATACAGCCTTTCGTAAAACTTGCCGATTGACGACTCCATGTTGCTGACAAAGCTCTCAACATCCATCGTCCCATCAATAACCTTCTTGGCGTATCCCTCGACTTCGCGATGAAACAGCCGCATCGTCTGGTCGCGGTCAATCCTGAATTCTCGATAGACGTTATCTTTCAAGTCGGTTATCGAGCCATAACGCGCCTGCAATAGCCGCATCACGCGCTCCTCAGTTGTCTGCCTGTAATCGTCAATAAAGTCCTTCTGATAATCCAAAGCGTCAATAACTTCCTGTAAGCCCTCGCGTGTCAATGTAATCCTCATAGGACCAACGTCCGGGTCTGTCAATCCCGGCATGGCGAAATCTATCTTTGCCTGCCGTTTGGCTTCCGATACTCGCTTGCCTACTTCATGGCTCATAGAGCCAATCAAAGCGTTTATCATCTGCTTGACCATGTTTTGCCTGCCCGAAGGGAAGAAGACCTCGCGCTCATTCAATATCGCCTCGCTAATCGGCTTCCTGCCGGCGTCAATAATCGTATCGGCAATGATTTTCTTTATCCTTGCCCACTCGTCAACCATATACCTGACGATAGGCATGATATACCTATCAATACTGCTCTCGTCTGGAAGCATCTGCTCAGTCAATATAATCAATGCAGTATTAAATGCTTGTAGGTTCATTTCTTTATAACCTTCAACGGCGCGTCGCCAGGTCCCAACTGCCGTTCAGCTAGTTCCCTGAGCTTGCTTATCTCTTCCGTCAAGCCCTCGTTTCCCGGCTTTTGCGATGCAACGCCCAGTAATAATTGCGCTATCATCGGATCCAGCTTCGTCCCGATGCCATAAGGCACAATCCCTTCAGCCACTTGGTTCTTGATGCGTTCTATCTCGTCTTCGTATGTGATGCCGTCCAGATCGCAAGTCGCAAATATCGTCTCAAACGAGAAGCCCAACTTTTGTAGCTGTTCGCCACGCGTAATCTTAGACTCAATATCGTCTCTATCCTTCGCGCCCCAGTTAAACGTATATTCAAGCGCATCAGGGTTGAGTTCCTTAAGCAAAAGAGCAAAATCAATTATCTCCCTAAACGCCGCCTCGAATGAGTCGTCAATATCCTCAAGAACGCGGTAATAATCCTCTTCCATCTCATCAAGCACGTCACGGTTGACGTTTTTCTCGTTCCCACCGCCAAATAACGCCGGCGGTATGCCCGCTAGGGCAAATAACAACCCTTCAAGATGCTTGACGTCTTCCATATCGCCAATCGTCTTGTCAGCGGCAATTTCCTTTATCTCCACGTTCCCAGTGGTGAAATAATTCGCCACAGGATCCAACGGATGGTCAATCGTGTCCTGATTCTCAATCTTGTATTTATTAACCTGTTCCCAGTCAGGTCGCTCAGGAGAGCCTATCTTGTGATGGATCTTCATCCCGTTTATCTGCCTGCGCGCTACTATCGCCTTCTCGGCGCCATCAACGCGCTTCCATGTCAATCTACCCGGCGCGAATAACGCCGTCCCATAAGGCTTGCCATCCTCCTCATCCCATTTGATATGTATGATTTGCCACTTCTCGAATGTCTTGATTTTTTCGTCAGGTTGCCAGGGATGCGCTTGATAATATGCAGGCTCATCTTCAGGAAAGTTACCCTCAGAATTCTCGCTTGACCATGTGATATTAGGCGCGAGCTTCTTTAGCCTTACTATGTCTCCCGTCTTATCGTCAACAATCACTTCCAGAAACAAGTCGCCGTCTCTTATGCACGCCTTCACCCACCCCTTGAGGAGACGAAGGATTTTGCAGCGCTTGAATAAATCGTCAATTATCTCCTGCGCCTTCTGTTCAGTCGCCTCATCAGGCGCCGACTCGATATGTATTGCCAGCCCGCCAACGCATGAGTCAGACTTGAGCTTCCTGAGCATCCTAGCAATACGCGGGTCGACTTCTGCCATCTCTGTGCAATCCTGTATTTTCCCGCCTCTATCAGATCGCATCGCCGCCTTATCAAATTCCTTCATCCCTTCCGCTACTGGTCTGACATAGCCCGTCCCGCTTGTATTGCTTCCCGATAGCTTATTAATAATATATTGCTTTACTTTTTCAAATGCCATTATAGTATCCCCAAATCCGCATAACCCATCCTACGCGAAATAGTATGTACAACGCTCCCGCGCTTCCAATAAGAAACGAAATACCTCAGAGCGTCCATGCAATGGTCATATTCCTTCACAGGCTCATCCTTGCCAGTATCGGGATATACATAACGACTAAATTCCTTGATTACATTCTTGCAATCGCTACTAACATATAATCCCGGCTTGCCGTCATCCCTGATTTTCAATTGCTGTCTGACCATCTCCAGTCCTGTATTGACTAGCGATGGGAAGGCAATTGTAGATATGCCGTTCTCCAATAATGTCGCCCTTGCAGACGCCCCCGAAGGATCGCAGACGCTATACTCATATCTTCCCTCATCCTGATTCAAGGCTTTAGCATGTGCCTCAACTGTTCTATGTCGCTGATAATATTCCTTATAGACATAAAGTCTATCATCAGGGTCAACTGTGATATACAGGCACACAAACGGATTCTCATATCCGAAATCTATCGCCCGGTAGCGCCGCCACGTTGGGTCAAGTATTTTTGCCATCTCATTCGCTGGCAATATATGATATACCTCGTCAAATTCGTTATATACCTGCCCTGACGCTAAGGTAAAATCCGCGCCATATTCCTGCATGAATGTGGCGGATGTTAGCGTATGCCTCGCCTCTGCGATGTCGTCTTTTGAGAGATACGGATTATCCCAGCTAGGCGACTTGAAGCTCTGCCATTCTGGATAATCCGAATCATACCCGCGTTTCCAAATGTCATATACCCAGTTATACCCGCGTGGCGTTGTGATGAATAACGCCCAGCCCTGCCTATCGCTCAATGTCGGTCTCAGATACTGTTCCCAGACCGATTGCTTGCATGTCGCGCACTCGTCAAATATCAGCCAGTCAAGTCCCTCGCCAAGCAGGCTTTCAGGATGCTCCGCCGTCTTACCCTCTACCACCGAGCCCCATGGGAAGGCGATTTTAACGGGTCCGCCTAGCTTATTGATTGTCGGCTTCTGACGCAATTTGATGACAATATCAGAGTATATCTCCCTGATAACCTTCATCGTCAGATCGTAAGTCTTGGAGACAACCCATCCGCGTGTTCCGGGAAGCATTATCATGCACTCCGCTTCCTTTGCCGCCGCAACGGTCTTGCCCCAACGCCTGCCAGCGACCATCACCCGGAATCTGGATGAATCATTATGCACCTTATTCTGACCATCATGAGGCTTATAGCCCGTCAGCTTGAACCATGCCGGCTTATTCAGCCTATCGTAATATGACCTTTTATACGCTATCGCCATCATCATCCGTCCCAATAATCTTATTCCAGATATGCTCTATTGACATTTCGCCAGAATACTCATGCTTCTCAACAGGTTTCAAGCCTGTTCTATCTAAGCCATCTTTTATTGCCGCTAGTCTAACAGCTTCACTTTCGGCTGTGCGCGCTATCTGTAATAATCCATGTATCAATTCTTCTTGCGCTGTCCAGAGAATAAATTTATTTTCGTCTTCCTGTTCCTTTTTACGTCTTTCGATTTCTGGCTTTATCTTGCTATTGTTTGCTAAATGAGAAGCATGATACATAGCATTTTTGGCTGAGTATCCAGCTTCAATATATGCCGCAGTCTGCGTCATGCCCTTGAGCAGATTATTTATAAATCTCTCCTGTCTTATATTTAATTTATCACCTTTTGGCATCTTTCCTCACTTCGCTTCAAATTCTATCCATTTAACCGGCTTATATCCTGTGCATTGAGAGTTTTTATCATCGGCTCTGCATATCCGGCAATTACCATGTTCCTTTGGCGGCTCAGATTTAATTATCTGGTACAGGCATTTTTTTCTTTCTTCTTTCACGCTTTCTCTGCTTAACTTTTGCTTTTCGCTTCTTTTTCATAGCGTCTCAACATAATCCTCAAAATCTTGTTTAAGCTCGTCTAATTCATGTTTAGTCAGCCGCTTATCCGATAACGCATTGATAGTCTTGATAATAAAAGTCATAATAAACGCTATCGTTTGCGGATTATGCAATACCCATTTAACAACCGTCTTAATCAATACAACCACATCCTTTGCGGATTCTTATCACCATCTATATCAGCATGGATATATGTTTTTGCTATGCCAATGCGGGTGAAACCCGCCGATAGCAATGCCACAATTATCTTAAAACGGCTTTCGTCAGTCTT